AATAAGACTCAATTGTTTTTCTTTCTTCAGCATAGTCTTTACCATCTTGACGTCTTCCCATTTTTAGTTTTTTAACATCACCATTCTCGTCAAGTTTGGGAAACAAGTGCATGCTTTCTTTCTTATCTTTACCAATCAGTGCCATCACTTTACTGTCACGATCATAAATACCTTCTAAAAAAGGACACTCAGAAGATGTAGGAATTAATTTAAATGTCTTAGTGTTACCCCAAGTACCGGTAACTAGCATCATAGAATTCATCATATGTATATAATTTATTTTTACAAATTTAAAGAGTTTTCTACAACATCTCCAAATCTTCTTTAGGAATTTTTAATGTTTCTTTATCAATATCACAAGGATTACAAAGTTCTCCTACTGCTTTTATGCTGCTAGTTTCCACATCTAAAAGAGTAGCATATAAATCATAATACCTATCTGGGTATAAATATGTTTCTATGTAACGATATTCAACTGAAACTTCTCCAAAATAATCTTTTATAGCTTTTTTTAATTTAGGATTCAATTTAGAATATTTACCCATAATTACATGAAACCAGTCACTTTCAAATGATTGATAATCAAATACATATAAGTTATAGTTTTTTACATCCATCATTTTACTAAATAATGGATTGTTTAATAACATTTTTTCTTCATAAGATTTAAATTCTGCACTTTCTTCTTTCTTGTAAGTACATATTAATTTACAATCTTCAATTTGTATTAAACCTTCTACTGCCATATATGTACCTGTAGGTGGGAAATCAGAGATCTTTTTTATACCTAATAAAGGATATAAAAAAGATCTAGATTTCTGAAAATACTTCCCGTATACATCAGTAATTTTTTGCAAGTCTTGTTTCATCTATAAAATAATTTTTATAAAATTACTAAATCATTTGCAAAATCATATGGAAGTTCATAATTTTTATTTTTATAATGCCATTCAGCTTTTTCAATAACTTCGTTAAATCTATCTAACCAGCTGTTTAATGTATTTTCTGATACAGGAAATGCATAAGTCTGAAATGCTTTATCAATCACTACAAAATGAAACTTCACATTATAACCTTGGTCTATTAAATCACGGAATAAAAAGTCTGCCATAATCATATACATTATAGCTTGTAACCAGTAAGAATAGTATTCTATAGATTCACTAAAATCTTTTAGTTCTTTACTAGTAGTTTTAATATCATTGATATATATAATTTTTTCATCATGATTAATCACTATGTTATCAATAATACCTTTTAATCCATATGATTTACTAGAGAAGTCTATAGATGCTTCTAGCTCATTAATCACTTTTACATTATCAAAATCTGATATATTACAACCTATTAGCTTACATATCTTACTATTAGTTTTAACTATTTCTACAGCATCATAACAATACTTATAGGTAGGTTCATCTACTAATGTTTTATCAGCTTTAAGTTTAAGAAATTTCCAATAACTTTTAGTATCATCTGTAATTATTTTATCTATTCTTTGGGCGTCTGTTTTCAAACTTTGATGATAATTAATATCTCTCATTACATCTAACAAAGCACCTTGAAATTCTTCTAATTCTGTACGCGTGTCACCATTTCTAGCAAGTTCTGAATAATGACTGAAAACTCTATCTATTACAATTTTTACATTGTCTTTCGGTAAGTTATCTGGAATCATTAAAAACTTTTCTTTAAACTTCTCAGGTTCTAGTAGAAGCAGGTGAATAAGTTTACCTTGTATTAAATGCTGTTCTACTTTTTCTTGTTTTAATCCAAGTACATACAAATGATAAAATATAGTAGGATTCCATAAAAGTTTATTTAAACTACTATATGAGTAGTAAAACTTCTTATTATAGAAACTTTCTTCTAAAATATTTATAGATTCTTCCATTATACTTTCTAGTTCCATTGTTTATTTATTTTATGTTATTTATTCTTTTTCCACACCCCAAGTTCTTCAAGCTTAGTTCGTATACGTTTTTGACTTTTTGGATCAACTGTATATCCTTCTTCATATTCTAAAAAACTTATTAAATCTATAACATCAATAAATTCTTTAGTTTCTTCTTCTTTTATCTTTTTGAAACTAGACCAGTCTTCTTCTGGTAAATATCCTATTAGATATTCTATAGGTATGAAGTTTAATAATTCTTCTAAAGCTTCATGATCATGAAAGTGAATATCTTCGCTCACTTGTTCAATAACTTTTTGCATTAGTTCTTCTTTGTTCTTTTGGTTTGGCATATCTATTTATTTATTCTAAACAGGTGAATTATTTTTAGTAATAATACCTAAAGTTTTATGCATTTCATCTAACACTTTTTTATGAAGACGATGTGTGCTTGTAGGATCTGCGTCTAATTCAGAAAGAGTTTTATATCTTTCTTTTAACCTTATTTCTTCTGCATTATTGTTTTTTAGTTCATCTGCAATTCTTTTAAGTTGAAGTGCAATTTCTGGTAGAGTATGTTCTATAAGCATACGTCCCAGCATAGTTTCATGTAATTCAGGCATATTTTACTTTTTCTATGATTTTTAGTTTATTCTTCAAAAGGTGCTTCAACAATTGATATGATAGCTCCCAAGTCAAATATTTGTAATACTCTTTCTACAGACTTTGCACCTATAAAAGTCCATTCTTCTTCCTTCTTACTGTGAGGAATATAAACCACTTTAAATCTTTTCATTTTCTTCTTTTTTTTCTCTTTTATGAATAATTATACTTAATACTTCTAATAATTGTTTAACATCTTCTTCTGTATATTCGTGCATTTCAAACATATCAGGTGTTATAGCATGTAAATCTTCTATATTTAAACTTTCTAAATAATCAAGAGGAATACTAGGCTGTGGGTTTATCTGATGCTGTATATAACAGTATATTATTTTAAGCCATTGTGTTTCAGTGATGTTTTCAAATAAATTCATTTCTTTTCTAATTTTGTTTTAATCTTAACTTGTCATCTTTGCTTTTAGTGTCATGACATTGGATACAAAGCACCTGCAGATTATCTATTTCACAGAACAGTCTTTCTACAAATCCAGGAAGATCTTGTGCACAGTTTAAGCTTCCAGCAGGTTGTATATGGTCTACATTAATATGCTTTTCTGCAAACCAAAGTTTACATACATTACATTGATACTCAAACTTTTGTCTTTTGTTGGGTCCTTTGTATGTTCGTTTAGCTTTTAGCTTACACTGAGTGATGGGTTTCCACCATCTAGACTTCTGTCTAAGACCTGAACGTATAAAACTCCAGAAGGCAGCTTCTGTCATTGTACCTGCATTTTTAGTTTTAGGTACACGAGGTTTTCTTGTGGTCTTTTTAGCCATATTATTCTATTTTCTATACAAATTTAGTTTAGAAAATTATAAATCCTGTAATTTTTTATCTAATAATGGAACTAGTGTTAATAATACTTTCTTTGCTCCATGGTCTTTTATGCTATCAGAAATATCTTTACTCATAGGTAAAACAGCTACAGCCACTTCTGGATAGGTGATTTTATACTTTGCCAGAGATTGTATACCTGCTTCGTCATAATCAAATAAAACTATCACTTTTTTATAGTTTTTAATGTATTCTAGCATTTGTTCTTTACGAATAAATGTATTTTCAGAATCAGGAGCAATTACATCCATATCCATTTTAAGGCTTCTTAAAGACATTACATCTTTAAGAGAACTTGTAATAACTAAATATTTAGAATTATTTAATTGTTCAGTTCCTTGTATATAATCATTCACTTTAATAAATTTTTTATCTAGAGTTTTTGGTTGGTATATTTTATAAAGAGTTTCATCTTTTTTAAAATAACCATATAAGTAATTACCATGAATAGTAAGACTATTTAATTCTCCTTCAACTTCTTTTTCTAATGTGTAATATTCTAAAGGACGAACACAGTATTCATTTAGTAAACGTGAACCTATATTAAACTGAGTCCAATAATATTGATCAGAAGTGTTCCAAGAACGAAACATATATGATTTCACTTTATACTTACTAGCTTGTTTAAACTCTTTTAAGTCATACCCACCATTATTATGCAATATAAAGTCATTATATTTTTCTACTATTTGTTGGCAAGTTTTGTAATAAGAAAGCTGTTCAATATCTTTTACAAGATCTATAGCTGAGCCTCCTTTACCAGAAGAAAAATCTTTATATTTATATATTTTTCTTTTATCATCTGCTACATAGATACACATTGAAGGTGTACGTTCTTTACTATTGAATAAACTTTTTATTTTTACATCTTGCCCTATTAGCTTTTCTTTAAGTTTACAATAAGTTTCAAATATCCATGTAGTTGGTACATCTTTTACATCATGTACAAGATTCTTTGTTTTAAACATACTATTAGTTTATAAACATGTATAAAAAATATAGGGGGGTGTAGAAACACCCCCCGCATTTTAGGATAGAAAGTATAAAGAATTACATTTCAAAATCATTACTAGCTGGTTCAAAACTAGTTACATTAGATTTTGACAATGGTTTAAAATGATACTTATTTGTTTTATCAAACTTATCAAGTTTTGATTCATCAGTAGAGATAAATTTATACTTTGGTAAAGACAATTTAGTAATTGTTTTATCATTGTATTCTTCTTCTGATCCTTTCAAAAACCAATAAGCATTATGTCCTTTTAGTATTTCTGTAGCAGCAGCTGCCCACTCTTCAATACTTGTTATTGCTTTATTAGTAGAAAGAAGGTCAATTTCATCTCTAAGACCTAATTCTTTTGCAATAACAATAAACTTATTTAAGATGTCATTTTTATTAACATCATCCGTTTGAAATTGATCTGTCCAAATAGTAGCAGAAACACGAGAACATGGTCCTGTATACTTTGGTCCATCTGGATTGTCTTTGTCAAGAGGCCATCCTTCAAAATCTGGATCTGTAGATTTTGCCACTAAGGTTAATTCAAGAATTTTCTTGTCTCCCTTACTAGATGTTCTAACTTGTGAACTATGGATTTTTGCATAAACTACACCAGGTTGTAATGATTTTGGTGTTCCACCTTGTTTTACTTCTTGTCCTTTTGTACTAAACATAACGTTTTGTTTTTATTAAATTAAGAATTAGAAAAATTAGTTTTCAAAATCAGAAATAGCTTCATTAACATATGCTAAATCATTAGGTATTTCAAAATCTTTGAACATACCTTTTGGACTTTTGCATGTATTATCACCAGTTGTTTGTGTTTCAAACACATATCTAGTTGCACCATTAGCATCTCTTTTAACTTTACCATATAGTACAATAGAAAATAAACCTTCTAATGTAAGCTTTTCATCAACCATTTTACCAATGGTTTTAGCTTTATATCGTTTTTTACCTTCAATATCAGTTCCTTCTTCTGAATGTGTTAGATAATAAACAGTAAGATCATCACGTAAATCTTTAGGAAGTCTACTTATACGAGCTAAGTGTCCACCAATTTCTGTAAATTTTTCATAACCTTTCTCACTTGCTCTATCAAAAAATTCAAAACTAGACATGTATTGAAAGTCATCTATCACTACTGTTTTAATCTCAGGACGTTTACTATTTACATATACTAACGCTGCTTCAATTTGTTCAGGTTTACTACCTGAATACAAATTTCCTGCTTGGTTATCTTTAGTCCAAATAGTGAATCTTTTCTTCCATCCTCTAAATGGAAGAGGTTTATTAGCTACATTAATAATAAATGTACTATCAGGATCTAAATTTTCAATAGATGTAGATTTACCTGTACCTGATTCTGCAATAATTAATACTCCTTTTCCCATATTATTTGTTTGTTGTTGACTTAATTAAATTATTTAACCAATCTTTAGAACTAACAGGAATACCTTTTTGTATAGCGTAATAATCTCTAATAGTCATATCTGAGAATAAACAATCATCTAAAAATGGACTATCTGCTTTATTAATAACTGATTGTTTTGGCTCAACTTTACTTGGTTTTTTTTCAACATCTAATAATGCTGAACTTCCACTAATAGATACACTATATTTATTAATTATTCTAAGCTCATCTACAGGTACTAAATATGCAGTATGATTTTTATTTAATAAGTTTACTTCATATTCTTCTCCATAATTTAAATTATGAGGAACATTATAAATTGTTTTTTCTTCATCTGTAGGATTAAATGCATTATCATACATTTCAAAGAAAAGACCTCTTTCTTTTAAAAACTCATTATCAAAAATTGATACTACATGTTTTCCTTTAGGACTATAAAAAGGTGTTTTGTATTGAAAATCATTTCTTTTTACACCTAAATTATCAGCAAGAGGTTGATGATAACTTCTAAGTTCTTCTAAAATAGCTGCTTTGTAAGTTGATGAGTCTTTTGGATCAAGAGCTTTGTATTCTGCATAAGATAAGCGTTTGATCATTCCGTTGTTGTCTTTTGTAATTTTAAACATATTTGTTGATTTTTAAATTTCTGTTCCTATTGGGCATTGTGGTTGAGAATTTCCTTCTGCTCTTTGTGAATATCTTGGTCTAACACCAAGCTGTCTCTGAGGAGTTGGTGTCGCCACTTCAACCATTCTTTGATTTTTACCATCCATCTTCATAAATATCATGGTTTTTTTATCATCGTTATTTCTCACTTTAATTAAGTGCATAATAACATCATCAGTTTCTACATTATAAGCTTCTGGACCATATGATTTGATATCTAATTTGAACGGACGTGATAAAACTATTACCATATCAGATCCTTGCATAAGAGCGTCACCTCCAAATATATCTCCTGATGTAGGATAGTTATTTACAGAGGAAGCCACTCTTCTTCCTGCTTCTTCTATTGATCTATTTAATTGTGTAAGCATAATTACAATAATAGGTAGTTGATTCTTTAGTTTCATTAACATTTCTGTTACATTGTATAAGACATCAAATTTATCTTTATCTTTTGAACTTTTCTTAATC